TAAAACCCAGACTCGCGAGATCCTCGATGGTAATTCTCCTGTTAAATCTTGCTATGTATGATACAATTAACTTTAACTTGAGAGGTGTCTATGAGCGCAATTCTAACATGTTCTGTTGAAGGTTGTTATTTAAAAAATAGGTCGCTAGGACTTTGTGAAAAATCACTATTATAGAAATCGCAGATACGGTGACCCACTTGGCGGTTCCCATACCATTTACAAGCCGGAAGGGGTTATCTGTGAGCATGAAGAATGCACTAAGCCAATTTACTCAAAGGGCTTTTTGCATAGCTCACTATACAAGGCTCAGGCGGCACGGATCATCGGGTGGCGGCACTACGTCTAAGGGCGCGCCTCTTCAGTGGATAGAAGAGCACTCTTCCCACCATGGGGCAGACTGCCTTACTTGGCCCTACGCAAAAGCTAAAAGGCTACGGGATTCTAACAATTAACGGAAGGATGAGAGTTGCCTCAAATTACATGTGTGAAGTAGTGCATGGTGCTCCGCCAACTCCTAGGCACGAATGTGCTCACTCATGCGGCAAAGGCAACCTTGGACTGCACTAACCCGGATCATCTAAGATGGGCAACTAGAAGCGAAAATCTTCTCGAAAGGAGAGATCATAGTTCAGTCGCTCTTGGATCTGGCTGCATTAACTCAAAACTAAAAGAGCACCAGGTTATTGCAATAAGGTCACTGCAAGGGAAAGAAAGATCAGACGATATAGCAGAAAGATTTGGAGTGTCGCGGGCTTTAATCTATAGAATATGGAACAGAGAGATGTGGACGCACATTTAAACGCCCAATTACTCCGGTTACTTTGTTGCTTGCGCCGCCAAATCGGCTGATCTATCCCGGCTTTCTATCAAATGACTATGCATAGCCGCTAGCGTATCTTCATTGCGCTCAATGTAAGGCACGTCGTCTGCAATGTCGCCCTGCTCGCTGCCTTTGTTGCGCCAATTGACATACGCCCTAGACATTTCCATCAGCATCTGCGCATCCCAGCTAGAAAGCCAAGATCCTGTTAGCCGGATGTAGCTCTCGATCTCTTGCCAGCTAGTCGGGCTTATGGACATACCGCCCTGACCAACTAGCCCTAACTCTTGCACTGCGCTTGCTAGGTACTCCAGACCCCTTATTTCAGGGGTACAGGTATAGGGATGCCCTTCGCCGTACTGCTCGTAACGATTGCGCTTGTCCTCTTTGCGCGCCCGCTGTGGTACTGAGTGCATCCATCCTATCTGCCCAGCCCAGAGCCTCAGTCGCTCTCGCCCGGTTGAGTAAAATTCTCCTGATTCATCACCCACTTCAGGGCCTGAATGCGGATATCTTTGTACTTGATGTACATATCAATCAAGGCAGCTTCGGCAGCGCTTTCATAGCCGGGGATGTTTTCGGTTTCCAGAGTCATCCGGGAAAACAGGTTCGCGTCTTCTCGGGCAATCTCTTTTGATGTCCGGCTGTCTTTCTTGCCGCTGGCCTTCATTGCTTTGCGCTGGAACGATGTCCACGTTCCGGAGTCAGGGCCTTTGAGCTTAATTCGGAGTGGTTTGGTTGTGCCTTTGTCTGCATAGGCCAAATCGCCGTCAGTGCCGGGCTTGGTCAGGTGCAACCACGAGCCGGACTCGGAAGCGGATTCGGTGTCGAACATTTTGTAGGATATTGGTGTTTTCGTCTTTTTGCGATTTTCATCATCTCATACCTTGCGACGCATCCAATTTAGGTTGGCGGGCAGACGGTGGATGAAGCCGCTCTTCGGTTGCCCTAGCCCGCCAAAACTGTTTACTCGTTACGCCGCTGCTACGCGGATGATCGGTGTGTTGATTTCAACTTGCACAGTCGATCCGACCATGCTGTTTGCAGAGCCTGGCGCTTTGGTGTAGCTGAAAATGCGGGCACTGTAGTAGTCTACCGAACCGTCTTGATACTCAATTTTAAAACTGTGCTGCGTGTTCTTCGTTGCGCCTTCAACACCAGCGGCAAGAATGATCTGACCGGCGTCAGCGGAATCAAACTCCAAGCCCATGCTTTGCGAGCCGTAGTTGATAAAACCTTTGAACTTCTCGGTGATACCAGTTGCCAAGGGGTTAGATTCAACCACCTGCACATTCGGACCATACTCGGGCAGGTCAATTACTTCGCCAACTTCGACAAACGACGTAATGGCTTCATAGCCAGATTCGGTAAAGTTTGCGGGATCTTCTGCTATTACTGAGAGTTTTGTGCCTGTACTCGTGAGCTTAGCCATACATTACCCCTTATGCCGCAACGCGGACGATGGGTGTATTAATCTCGACCTGAACGGTAGAGCCGACCATAGAGTTTGCGGAACCTGGGGCCTTGGTGTAGCTGAAGATCCGGGCGCTGTAATAGTCAATTGAGCCGTCTTGATACTCAATTTTCACAGAGTGCTGCTGGTTCTTAGTCGAGCCTTCAACACCGTCAGCAAGAACCAACTGGCCAGCGTCTTCAGAGTCAAATTCCAGACCCATAGACTGGCTGCCAAAGTTAATAAAGCCTTTGAACTTCTCGGTGATGCCGGTGGCAAGGGGATTTGATTCAACGACTTGGACGTTTGGGCCGTATTCTGGGAGGTCAATAACTTCGCCGACCACGACGAAGCTCTGAGCGGCATAATCTACGGCGGTAAAAGAGGCGGGGTCTCCCGCTACTACGGAAAGGATTGTACCGGTACTGGTAAGTTTAGCCATGGGTGTGCTCCAAATTTGGATAATGCCGTCATCGCGACGGGAAACAGTCCTAGAAACTGCTTGTGGGAGTATACCATATTCGAGGGTAGGGGAAATAGCGGGAGGGCAGGCATAAAAAACCCCACAAAAGCGGGGCTAGATAAAACAGGGCGTCATCACGACGAGCCATGAACCATCTTAACCTGTATACGGGATGGTGACAATAACCGATAGCCGGTCATCATCTGGCTGTATCTCAAAGCTCCACGGATTGCGCTGCACACGAACCAATCCTGTGATCGTGGCGTTCTTTAGGAATGCCGCCTTGACTTCATCCGCTGCCCGATTAACCGCAAGAATCCCGCGCCCCGGCCTGTCGAATACGCTCACCTGGAACAGCCCCTGGGGCACCGTGACGTCTGTTGCAGCTAGGCCGTTATCTATACCGGTGTTTGGCATCACCATAGGCTCTAGCCATACGCCTGCGGCTGGTGGCTTAAAGTCTGTTCCGGGCCATGCAATCGGGTAGCCAAGCGATGCGGCTGATAGCTGCGTGAACAGAGCTTGGGCTATTTGTGTGTTCGTTGGTGTCATCAACCTACCCTCGTTTTGACTTTTTGCGCTGCCTTATCGACGATCTGCTGCCAGTTTTGAGTTGCGCTTCTCAAGAACGCGAAGCGCGCCTCAACGTAGATAGCATATTGGGCCGACCATCCAAAAACAACACGGTCGCCAATCTTGGCACGGTTTATCACAATGCTGATTGGCCCGCTTGTATAAGGCGTTTCGCCGTTTCCGCTGGGAGTGGCATTAATGTCTGCCGAAAAGCTGTTGCGGAGGAAGCTCGTGTCCACGGGCATGCGGCCGTTCTTAGCCCTTGGCGTCTGTATCTCTCTGACAATGTCTTGAGCAGCCGTTTTCCAAACCGCCTCTAACCTAGCCTGAGACTGTGCTACCCACTGATTTATCGTTACGTTAGCCATTTAATTGCACCCCTCAGGACTAGAATAAAAGTCTATCTCGGTTAGACCGTAAATACCCTCCGGCCTAAATTTGCCCTCAAAACTGAATGGCTTATGATCGCAATCACGAGGCGTTATGCAAATTGTGCAAATGCCATCAGGAGGGGTTCCAGCGAGGGTGTTCAGTCTAAACTCTCCAGTTCCCTCTATGTTTGTACCTATACGCGCTAGCTTGGGGCGGTTAATCTCAATAACATAATGTTGATCTACCTGCATCACCTCAGCTAAGTAAACCAAGCTGCCATTTACGCTTGCTTCCAGCCATGCTTCTTTTGTTGATTTCATTTTGATCTCCTGGTTGCTGGAGTATAGCAAAAACCCGCACCAGGCGGGCAGTGCAATCTTAGCTGTACCATTTTTCAAGCTTCACAAATTCGTCGGCAGCATGCCCACCACCTTCTGCAATTATCTCATCGGCAAATTCTTGAGTTACCCCGCATCCAATCCACTGAAGCGGATCCGCGTTGAGGTCTGACAGATACCCCGGCAATTCTTCGGGTACGTTTTCGCATCCCCAGTACCAACGTTGATCACCCATCGTTTGCAGAGTCACGCCTTTATAGGTTATCCCCAAAGATTGCATGTACTTTTTCGGGGGTCTTTTTTCATTGCAGTCGTTTGCAGAATAAAAGCAATACCGTAAATG